AAGAGCGCAGATTATTTTGCAATGAGTTTAATTGAGCTTGATGAACAAAAAAAACAGGGTATATTAGTTCATGGATATCAGGCGGCTGGATCTTCGCTTCAAGATCATATTAAATATTTATATTATATATATAAGAATTTCAATATAGCATTAATAGTAATTGACCATGCGGGTGCCGATACATTTATAGATGCGGTTAATAATTCTACGTTTTTTAAGGACATGAATAGGCAGATTAAGTTTTTTGACTTCGACTCTGACAAAGAAAACGAAGATTATATTACGATGCTAAAAGAGGCGGGTAGACAGTATAATAAAGATATGGGCGCTATTTGCATTAAGCAATACTTTACTTCTTCCTTTTTAGTGCGCGCAAACTCTTATCTACAAACTTGTATTGACCATAAGAAGATTTGGTTTGCATCAAGAGCAAGTAACCATCCTGATATTCTTGAAAATATGTTTACAATGAATCTTCCCATGGATTATGTTTATCCTAGAGGTATCGGAGACAGGGCAGATAATGAATATGAAACTAAAAAATTAACTGTTCGTGACTTTATTGAACAGCAGGATTTTATTATTCAAGATACCAAGGATCAGTGTGCAAACGTTGAGGTTACCAGTACCTCAAGGGGAACCCAAAGCTTTGATTTGCCATCAAACCTAAGAAAGTCTACTAGTATAAACCGCGCCCGCAAAGATAATTATACAACTCTAATGCTTGGAAATTGGGGTGTAAAGTGTTATTTCGATATAATGACCCCTGATAATTTAAAGAAAAAAAACACTGATTTCGTTGCGGTGCTGATTTAAAAAAAGATTTAAGTGTAATTAACTTTTATAATATACAATGAGAAAGAAGGCATCAACGGTAAAGGTAAATGATTCAGAAGTAAAGGCATCGGCACAAAAGCCGAAAAAAAACCTTGTAGTTCCTGAGCCATCTCTTATTGCTGGATCGACAACTTTAGATAATATAATGGAAGTCAAGGCAGACGTTTCTGATGATTTTCAGAATACGGATACCTATTCCCAAGTGCCGGGCACCAGAAGGAATCGTGCGGCAACTATCACTAGATCAACCCAATATGCAAATATTGAGGGCGGTATCGTTCCCTTTATTTATAGTGGTGGCCGTGGTAACTATACTTCAAACATAAGTATTCGTGATGGTATTATTCTGTGTCAGAAGGCTTATTATAACTATCCTATTTTCCGTAATACCATTGACCTAATGACAGAATTTAGCTGTTCTCCTATTTATTTTAGTGGTGGAAATGCGCAGTCTAGAAGGTTTTTTGAGGCATGGGCAGAAAGAGTTAACCTATGGAAATTGCAGGATTCATTCTTTCGGGAGTATTTTAGAAGTGGTAATGTATTCATGTATAAATTAAATGCAACCTTTAAAAAGGAAGACATGATGACAATTACCCAATTAATGGGAGCAACAGAGAGGGATGTTCCTATTCGTTATGTGGTTTTAAATCCAGCAGATATTCAATCAATTGGGTCTGCCTCCTTTATTGCGCCTAGATATGTTAAGGTTCTTAACGATTTTGAAATGCAACTTCTAACCAATCCAAAGACAGATGAGGATAAGGAACTTGCAAAGAAAATTCGTGAATTTGCGCAGATTCAAGATACCGTGAAGATTTCTCAGGCAAATGCCTATCTGGTTTTCTATTTAGACCCTGATAAGGTCAAGGCAGTATTCTATAAAAAGCAGGATTACGAGCCATTTAGTGTTCCGATGGGGTTCCCAGTTCTTAGGGATATTAACTGGAAACAGGAATTAAAGAATATTGATATGGCAATTAGCCGTACTGTTCAACAGGCGGTTCTTCTTGTTACAATGGGTAACGATGAAATTGGAATGCCAAGTAAGCAACAAATTCAAGCCCTAACCAACATCTTTCAGAACGAGAGTGTTGGGCGAATACTGGTAGCCGACTATACAACAAAAGTTCAGTTTGTTATCCCAGAAATCGCCCACATTCTCGATCCTAAAAAATATGAAATTGTAGATAAGGACATTAGAGAAGGGTTGAATAGTATTTTGGCGGGAAATGATAAATATGCAAATTCTCAAACTAAAGTAGAAGTTTTTCTTTCCAGATTAAAACACTCTAGAGAGGCATTCATGAATCAATTCTTACTTCCCGAAGTAAAGGAAATTGCAAAAGAACTTGGCTTTAAATCTGTACCAACACCTAGATTTACAGATGTGGACTTTAAGGATGATGATGTTTTAGCCAGAACATATTCTAGACTAATAGAAATTGGCGTACTTACTCCAGAAGAAGGTTTAACTGCTATCAATACTGGTAGGTTACCAACCCCAGAAGAGAGCGTGGAGAATCAGAGGAAGCTTGCCGAATACCATAACGAGGGACTTTACCAACCAGTTCTTAATAATCCTAATCTGCTTATCCCCGGTGGCGAGGGTGCGGGAAGACCTCCGGGAACTGGTGGTACACCTAAGGCGCAAACCAAGGTAACTCCAGTTGGTAAAGGTTCACCAGCCGGGCCCAAAAAGAAAATCTCAGCAACACGGGTGGCAGAAAATCTAGCCAAATTTGACTTACTGGCCGCTAGCGTTGAAACTACTCTAAAGGATAAGTTTAATAAAAAGAAACTATCAAAAGAACAAAAGAAGATTGTGGCTGAAGTTGCAGAGACAATTGGTATTAATGAGTCTCCCGATAAGTGGTTGGAAAGTATTGCAGAATATATTAACAACCCAGTACAGTTAACAGAGAATTTTACAGAAGTTCAAGAGATTGCTGAGAAGCATGGTGTTGATATTAAAACTGCGCTTCTACTAATGCACAGTGAAATTGAGGAATAATTATGGCCGTTTCTTTAATCAATAAAACACAATTAGCAAGTAATGTATCTGATTTAGTAAGCGGATATGGTCAGAACTTTTTTTATTCAATCTCAAATCCAAGTGGTTTTTCAAGTTACTCTCAATTAACCGGAGTTAGTGGATATATATCAACTAACCTAGCCACAACCGGATCTACTTTAGCTGCTAATCTAGCCACAACCGGATCTACTTTAGCTGCTAATCTAGCCACAACCGGATCTACCTTGGTAGGTGCAATTTCTTCATTAAGCGGCACTCTTACTGGTAACTATGTACCTAATGATAGTAAACTTATTACCACAGATGGATTGGGAAATTTATCAATTGTGGGTAGTTTAAATGTTGTTGCTACTGGAATTAATCCTGTTGTAGATGTATCACTTTCCGCTTTTAGGGGTACTTCTCAAAAATCTGTATATACACAAATAAGAAATTATTATGCTGGAGTAACTTCGAGTTCTGATCTTTCTATTTATAATGACGATGGAGTTAATTTTGTTGATTTAGGCATAGCTAGTACAAAATATAATGGAGCACAATATAGCCCACCATTTACTGCGGTAAATTCTGGAGATTCATATCTATATGCAACAAGTAATAATTTGGTAATAGGTGCAACAGGCGCTAATAGTAATATTAATTTTTTCACAAGTGGCTCAAATGCTTCAAGTATTTGCGTATCAATAACAAGCGGTGGAAATCTAAAATCTAGAACGATTACCCTTACTGGAAGTCAACCCAGTTCTCCACTTCCCGGTACAATGTATTATGATAGTACATCTGGTCATTTTTACGGATGGAATGGAACCGTTTGGAAACAGTTAGATAACTAACTATAAATTTTTATTTAAAATTAAATTTTATTCTATAGGTGTAATAGAATGGATAGTATATGATTTATATCCAATCATTAAATTCAGTTGTCGGCGCGGGGCAGTATGTTCCTCTTTATTATACTGGAATAACTGGAACTGTACCCAATACTGGAATTGCACTTTACCCTACTCTTTCTAAATATCTTAAAACGGGTGATGCGATTGCTAATTTTTTAACCACGGGACAGGCCGCTTCTCAATATCTTGCTGTATCTGGTTATTTTACTGGAGTAGGTTTTTCGGGAGTCAAAAACACCTTATCTCAACTTGTTCCAGCATATACATATATCCCTACTGGGTATACAACTGGAGTTGGTTATACTGGAGTGACTGGTTATTATATAAATACCCTATCGCAGTATTTTACAGTTTCTGGTTATACTACGGGAGTTGGATTTTCTGGTCTTGTTAATAATCTTTCTGGTTTCCTAACTACCGGACAGGCCGCATCTCAATATCTTGCGCTTTCTGGTTACTTTACGGGGACTAGTGGTACTCCTTTGAATACCATTTCTCAATTATTAACAACAGGGGCCGCCTCTCAGCAATATGTTCCTATTTCGGGTTATTTTACTGGAGTAGGTTTTTCTGGAATTTTTAATACTCTTTCTCAGTTCATCCAAGTTTCCGGATATGTGACTGGAGTGGGTTTTTCAGGTTATGTTCGCACTCTTTCTCGGTATTTAAAAACTGGAGATGCGGCAAGTAAATATGTTCCAAGGCAAACCTATGTTCCTACTGGTTATACAACTGGTATCGGATATACTGGTGTAACTGGATATTATATAGATACACTATCGCAGTATCTTGCTATTTCTGGTTATGTAACAGGAACGGGATTTTCAGGTTATGTAAATAATCTTCAAAATTTCTTATCAACGGGAATTGCAGCTTTGGGATATCTTTCACAGGAAGATGCATCAAATACATATCTATCTCTCAGTCAGGCATCTGGACAATATATTCCTAATCAATATTATAAAACTGGCTCAGGTTTTTCTGGATATGTAAGTACTCTTTCTGACTATATTCCAGTTTCTACATATATTTCAACTTATATAACTGGAGTTGGCTTTACTGGTACAACAGGTTATTATGTAAATACACTGTCTCAGTATATTCCAGCTTACTCATATGTTCCAACTGGTTATCTTACTGGCGCTGGCTCTGGTTCTAATAGGGTAACTGGCTCTATTATGCCAACGCTTTCTCAGTATATTCCGACTCTCACTTTTATTTCAAAATCGGGTTTTACTGGTTATGTGGATACTCTTACAAATTTTGTTTCGGGATACCTGACTGGTGCAAATATTGGCTCTTCAACAACTTTACCAAGTGGCCTAGTTTACACAACCGGAACGCAAAACTTGGGTGGAAACTATAATATTACTGGGAGTTTAACTATTAGTGGTCCGGGCACTACTAATATTAAAAATGGTTTAATGGTAACTGGAAATATTACAGGATCTACAATTACTTCTAGAGGAAGATTCCAAAGCGATTTCAATGTTAATTCTTATGCTCTTAAATCGGATGGGTATGGAGCCCTATCTGCAACCCGCTTTATAGCTTCAACTTCTATTAGTTCGGATAGTACAAAAATTCAGTCTGATGGTCTTGGAAATTTAACCATGAATTCTATTAATTCAGATAATGGTGGAACACCCAGTACCTCTTATGGAATTTATAGCGATGGAAATGGAAATTTATATGTTCAAGCATCTTCTCTTGGTGGAGGGGGCGGAAATATTAATGCTTATGGAAATATTATATCTAATAGTGCAATATCCGGAACTGCCGGAATGGTTGATGGTTATAATATAATAACCACAAATAGTGCCGCTTTTAATGTTACGCCAACTGTTAATGGCACGGGCGTTCTTTTGTCTGGTCAGGCACCTTCGGTTAATGTATCCGGTGCTATAGTTTTTCTAAGTGGAACGCAAACTATAAGTGGGCAAAAAACTTTTTCTTCTCCGCTGATTCTGAGTGGTAGTGGTAGTAGTGCAAATGATATAATCATATTACCTGTTACCGCACAGTCTAGCGGTTCTGTTTATGTACAAGTTCAAAATATTTCTGGTAGTTTAACTTCTAGCGCTGATCTTGTTATTAAAAATGATTCTGGACTAGCCTATATTGACGTGGGTGTACGTAGTTCTAAATATGATGGTACTAAGCGTACTCCACAGTTTACCGTAGTCTCCGGAAATGATTCGTATGTTTACGCAAGTGGAGGCAATTTGGCTATAGGTGTATGGGATATAGTTTCAGGAAAAAGAAGTATAAATTTCTTTGTGGGAACTGGCTCTCAGCAAAATATTGACATGTCTATTAGTGGCGGCGTTAGTGGAATTGGAGTCCCTTCTGTTAATTTTAATTCTCTACCAACTGTTAATGGGACTGGTGTTCTTCTGGTTGGTCAGGGGTCTTCAGCTTCCTTACCATATGGTTTGGTTTATACAACTGGGACTCAAGTTTTAAGCGGTGCCTATAATTTTACTGGAGCATATCTTCAAGTTAGTGGGAATTCTGTATTAACTGGAGTAGACCTATCTAGCTACGCAACAATTACCAATCTCGCCTCGACCGGATCTACGCTCGCAACCAATCTCGCTTCGACCGGATCTACGCTCGCTGGGTCGATTAGTGCGTTAAGTGGAACTGTTACTGGAAGCTATTATCCTCGAAATAATCCATCGGGATTTATTACTGGGCTCTCCATTAATACTGGCTCCTTTTTAACAACTGGTGCTGCTGCCTTACAATACTATCCACTTTCAAATCCTAGTGGGTTTATAACTGGTGGCGGAGGTTCAAGTTATAACCAACAATTAAATACCTATAATTCTCCGTCTTTCAGCGGGGTAACAGTTTCAACTTTAAATTACTATACTGGTAATGCGGTTGTTAAAGTTTATCAGTTTTATAATACTGGAACACAAAGTTTAGATACGGTTTTTAATTAATTAAATGAAATGGCAACAACGGCGACAAGATTGTTAAAAGATGGGACTTATATAACAAATTCTCATTTTGATGAGGTTACATATATTTCTACTACTCCAAATAAAATAACAGCATCTACTGTTTTTGCAAAACAGCTTGATGAGGTTACATTACTCTCTACTAATTTTCCGCAATCACAATTACTTGCTTTTTGGAATTTTGATGGAACAAATCCCAATAGTATTCCTTCGGATAATAATGGCGCCTATGTTTTGCAAACTGGTAATGATGGAAGAGGTGCTGTAAATGCGGGTACTATCACAACTGGCAAAATTGGCAATGCAATATCTTTTGGAACTTCTGGCAATCAGGGCTTATATATTCCATCCGGCACTTTCCCAATATTAACAACTTTTACTATTACCGCGTGGGTTAAACTTAATGCGATAAATTCAAATTTGTCTTTAATTTGTAATTCTTTTGATGGCGGCGATGGTTGGAATTTCTTTTTAGCTATATTGGGAAACGGACAAGGATCATATGCGGGACAGTTGCATTTTAGCGTTGGTATAGGGGGCACATCTCCCCTTTCATTTCCTTCGCAAACTGTACAGGTATCGGGAACTAATTTTACAGATGGTAATTGGCACTTTGTTGTGGCACAATGTTTAGATGGTCAGTATATTCAAGCGAGTATAGATAACGGGTCTTTTGTTAGAAAATCAATTAGTGGCTCGTTGGTCGGGGCAACAGCTAGACCATTTCAAATAGCACAAAATATAGCTCAAAGTGTTTATAATTTTAATGGTGCCATAGATATGTTGGGAATATGGACTCGTGTTTTAAGCTCAGATGAAATTTCAAAACTATATAATAGTGGAAGTGGTTTTAAATATTCTAAGGCAATTTCCCTACGTCAAACAAATGATGGTCAATTACTGGTTGCTAATAAATTTGATGAGGTTACAAGCTTTTCTTATGTTATTTCTTATTTATTAGTTGGCGGTGGTGGGGGAGGGGCGAGCATTAATGGAAATTATTATCAATTTGCAAATGGCGGATATGTGGTTTCATCAGGTATACAGGCTTCTATTGGTACAACTTATATTGTTAATGTTGGAGTAGGCGGATCGGGGGATTATATTTCTGGTGGAAATAATTCAACCGCAGTATACGGAGCATCGGGTACGGCTTCTTATATTATAGTAAATAATGAAATTATTAGTTCTGCTAGTGGTGGCTTGCCTGGAGATAGCGTTGATGGAACATCCATCGGCTCAGGTCGCGGCGCAAGTTTAAGTACTCATCCAAAAGTTGGGGCAAATGGAGGAGATGGTGTCGTTTCTTCTATAACTGGAACTTCAACATATTATGCTGGTGGTGGCGGCGATGCGATTGCTGGGGGGCATGCGGGGCAAGGTACTTTTGGACAGGGCGGAATGTCCGGATCTAATTATAGTGGCCTTGTAACAAGCGGACATAATGGTGTTGTGATTCTTTCTATACCAACTTCTCTTTTTAGGGCCGACGGAGTGGTTGGTGCCTCTGTTAGTACGGATGGTAATGGTAATACAATTTTAACTTTTATCGGGGCTGGCAGTTATACTGCTTAATTTTATGGCAACATTCGCACAACTCAATCCAAGCAATATAGTGACTAATTTGATTTTAGTTGATGATCATATTGTTTCTACTGAACGGGACGGAATTAATTATTGTAGATCTTTATTTGGATTAGATAATTATGTTCAAACCTTCCCAGATAATTCTCAAAGGCGGCGTTATGCGAGAGTTGGTGATTATTATGATATCACTACAGATGCATTTTATGTTGGAGATATTGCGCAAGATAATCAGTCACCTGTTAAATATATAAATCTTCCGAATGGTACTTCTTACTGTGTTATTTTTAGAAACGCAAGCTCTTTATTTACTGGTTTAATCGGGTCTACATATTTTAACTTACCAGTTTCAAAAAATTTAAGCGCAAGAAATATACTACAGATTCCGAATACCTCATCTCCAGTTGGCCTTCCTTATGCTATTATTAGAGATCCTATTGAGCGTTTCATTTCTTCTTATGCTCTTACGACTGGTGGTGTACCCGCCTGGTTGCCAGTAGATAAATTTATTGATTGGT